CCGGAAGGCAGTGTTGCCGTAATTCGTGTCCATTTACTGACACCGTAGCCGGGCCAGTCATCATCCTGAACATGGTAGGCCAGCGCTTTTCCGTGTCGGTTTATTTCCACCCCGGCACGCATAAAACGATCGCCGGTACCATAACCGGGTGTACTGACACGCTTCGGGCTGATGGTTTTGAATTTCGTCCGGAATAATGACGTGGATTCCGCATCCCATACAGGCTGGACAAAAATTTCTCCATTAAAAGTATGGACACCCACCCCTTCACGAATGAATTCGGTAAACGAACGACGCCCTTCCACATCCATCGTACCAAACACCGGATCGCAGTATTCCATCCACGCCGCCTCAACATCTTCAATAAAAGCATGTGAATCTGCTTCCGACATCCCCAGCCAGCGCCAGTTGGGGCGATAACTCAGACGAAACATATGCCCGACGATATGGTCTTTATGAATTTCCACAGCATTCGCGGCAATGCCATTATTACGGACCAGATCATCCGCACGGGCATTACCCAACTGAATGGAAGGCAGCAGCGCCACATCGGCACTTTCCGGCGCAGGTAACCATTCCGCAAGCTGCCCACCAAATCCGGAGCCGCCACCGGAATATCCCATACTCTGTCGCAGGGGCTGTCCGTGAACATCTATCAACTCCACATTCACAGTCTCACTCCCACCGGACCGCGACGCCGTCCGGACACGCCCAGCGCACTCTCCAGCTCTTCAATGTATTGCCGCAGTTCACCAATCGTCGCACGCGAATACTGAACCTGCCGTCCGTTCCTGCCGACAGAAACCACAGCACGCCCGATCATCAGTTCATGTAATGCCCGACGCGCCTCACAAAGCATTTCATGCGTATAAACCATCCTTTATCCTCCACTCAGTGCAGCCGCGATCTCTTCCATGCTCATATCATCCTCATCCTGCTCATCTCTTCGTGACCTCGCCAGCGCGTCAAGGTCCAGTTGCCACCGCTGTACCGAAACGCGCAGGGCGGCATAAGCATATACCAGGCAGTCGAGGGCTTCGTTGCGTCGCCCTTTTTTATCCCACAGCAGTTTCACCCTGCCGTTAACCACCTTTTCCACCAGTTCTTCCGCTACGATTTGACGCGCCTCTTCTTCCGAAAAAATGTCCGGGTTATCCGGAAAACGGAAGGTATACGGGGCTGCTTCACTGGCAGAAACCACCGGCAGGGCAAAACGGGCGTACAGCATTTCCTTGACGGTATCGGAGCCCACCTCACACAAAAACACACCACGCTGGTTGCGCTTTTTGGGCATGGTGATCACCGGCTTGCCATACACCGATGCCCCTTTTATGGGAAGCACAAAAAAAGTGCCGTGTTTTCTGGATCGCTGATACACAATGTCCTGGTCGATACCACCGGTATCCCAGCAGACGCGGGAAATGGAAATTTCAGTACCGTCAGCATGGCGGTATTTTTTCCGGATCACCGCATCAACACGTTTAAGGGTGTCCTCGTCCTCCGGTCGCCCCATGATAATTTGCTTGTCAATCAGAAAGGCTTCTTCGCCGGGAGCCCAGCCCCAGACATAAATTTCATAGCGATCTTTCTGGGAGTCGATCCCGGCGGTCAGGTAAACCACCCGCAGGGGAACCTGCGCACCATAGTGACAGACCTTTTCCAGTAACAACTCAAAGCTCAGTTTTTCCGCCACAGCCTCTTCATAGGGCTCCCCGAGCGTGGTGTTAATGAACGTCTTGACGCCATTCGGATCCTTCAGTGCATCGAGCCAGTCATAAACAATCTGTACCCAGGTGGTGAACGGGCTGTATGCCGTCCAGATGTGGTACGAAATTGAGCGCGGTGGCGGGATTTCCTCATCACCGGCACTGTAAAATGTCAGGCCGTCACGCGTCCACATCCCGGTATTGTCACAAATCCAGCGTCCGTCGGTCTGGTCAAGTTCCGACTGGCGGATCACACAGCCATTATGTTCACACAGGTAATACACCGTTTCCGGTTTACCCTTCTCCCATTTCAGGCCAAACGGCGTCGCATCATCGCCAAACTTCAGATACTGGGCCTCCCCGCAATGAGGGCAAGGGACATAAAACCGCATGAAATGCGCAGATTCATTCGCCGCTTTCTCAATCTGGCAGGAGCCTTTAATTTTTGGCGTTGAGCCGCGTATGGATTTAGGCCATACCGAACCTTCGATACGTTTATCGCCAAGCAGCGTTGGCGAGCCTTCCTTTTCCACATCCGGTTCAAACGAGGAGAGTTCGTCATAGCAGACCACATCCACTGATTTTTCACGGTAGTTTTTAGCAGCGGCACCCCCCAGGCACCAGAACCCCACGCCGGAGGAAAAACGCTTCAGGGTGAGTGTGTTGTCACGATGTTTTCTGCCCAGCCATGGCGATAACGCTTTAAGGCTGGGGACATCCCGGAGCGTTGCTTCCACATGCGCTTTCATAAAATCTTCAGCTGCGGAATCTGTCGGCTGGAAGAGCAGGCTGTTACGGGATTTATGCTCAATAAAATACCCGACCACGCCCAGCAGCATTTTGGTGTAACCCACACGCGCCGATTTAATCAGATTAACAGTGCGGATCCTGTCGTGCCCCATGCTGTTCATAATGGCGACCTGGAACGGCAGTGTTTTCCATTCCCCATCACCGTATGACGATTCTTTAGGCAGATAATAATTTTGATCAGCCCATTCAACTGCCGTCATCGGTACAACCCTGACCAGAGGCTGCAGCGCAACTGAAACAGCAGCCATCATATTATTCAGCTGTAGTTCGGATATATTCATCGAGTAACTCCGGCAATTTATCCCCTGTCCGCGCACACTGATTCGCGCCTTTTGCGATAAGGGTTTTCAGATAATCGATATGACGCGGGGTTAAATCCGGGAACTGTCGCTGCATGGATAAAGGAATGGAATCAAGCGTACTGGACAATGCCATCGCCAGTTTGCTGAGAGCGAAAACGCAGAACCCAGAATCAATGAGCTTGCCTTCGGTTACCTGATTTTTTAATTGCTGTGCTATTGCCTGTTCTTCAGTCAATTTCCATCTGGCGATAAGTAATTTTTCTTCGTAATCGCTATTTCCATCGTCATCAGAATCGCTTCTTCCTTTGCGTTTAAGGTATGAAATATAAAAATATCGCCAGGCATCAATATCGTATTCACCACGCTTTCGATTTTTTGGCGCTCCCGGGTGCTTCTGAAGATCCCGCAACCAGCGTTCAGTTATACCAAGATGCTCGGCTACCTCCGCCTGCGTTGCCATACACCCTCTTTAGCTGTTCACTTTACACTCAACTCCGTTTTTGCCGCTATTTTCCCACAAACTGGTCGGACTTCCGGTTTTCTTGATAACTAAAAACAATCTAATCAATTGGTTAGATAATTAAAAAACCGGAAGTGGAACTCGAAAAATTTTCATAAATAGCGCGTTTTTGCGCGTCCCATGACCCCCGGTGTTTCAGATTCCGGAAAGGACCCGCGCAAATGAGAGCATTTATCATTAACATTTACAGATAAGATGACGTACATCATTGCAACGCCATTCAGCCATATACCTGTGGCATTCGTTGTTGCACTCCGTAACCCTGCGACTAAAGTTGAAAGCATGGCCATCTTTTGCCACCGGCAAATCTTCAATGGATTTCCCCTGCCGGTTTTTTATTTTCGTCGATGCATAACATTGCATTTACATCAATACCGTCTATTGTCATAAGTATGTTGTACCGATGCCCGGGTGATATTGGCGGTCTTCGCCAGCCGGTTCTGTGTAGCTGCTCCCTGTGACCGGTTTTTTATTTCTCACATTATCGCAGCCCCTCAGTGTGTGAAGGGCTGCTGTAATGCCTGTTACTCACGAATCAAACGAGCATGCTGACCACTCATTTCAATGCGTAAGTATTGTGGCTTGCCGTCAATCAACGCGGTGATTAACTTGTCACCTGTAGGTTTCCACATAATTTTCTCCTGTTTTAATGCCCCTTGCCGCCGGGCAGTTGATCAAAGTTCATCTTGATTCGGCAAGATTTAGAATGAATAAGATAAAATTGGCACACGCAGCAGAATCTCATGCTTTCCGGGCGCTGGTGCACCCTTCATTTTCAGCAAAATACTCTGCTTATCTGAATGATCAGGATAAACAAAAAAGACACCAGTATCGCTACCAGCGCCCATTTCGCCGCCGTTCGCGGCATTCTGTGTGTCCAGTGTTTTCGGCTCATAACACACCTGGTTATCAGCGTTTCAACTGAAAGTGAGGTCCGTCTTTCAGTGTTTTCCAGTCCCCGCCCCATTCGATGGCAGTTCCCAGCTCTGCGGC